TTACGCCTTCTTTATATCCTCCATAATTCCAGAGTGGGACATATTTGGGACATTATCACCAAAAATGTCGTCTATTTTCCTCGCATGCTCTGTCAAATGATTAGGCGCAAGGTGAGCATACCTACGAACCATTTCTATGGACTCCCATCCGCCCATTTCCTGAAGCACTGATAATGGGACGCCTGACTGAATCAGCCAGCTTGCCCAGGTGTGTCTGAGGTCATGGAAACGGAAATCTTCAATTCCTGCACGACGACAAGCTGATAGCCATGATGTCTTGCTGTCGATGCGCATCTTCCTGACCGCAGGCGTTGATGTTCCATCTGCTCGCTTAGCCGCCTTGGTATGTACAAACACCCATTTGTGATGCTTGCCTATTTGATCACGCAACACTTTACAGGCGGTATCGTTCAGCGCCACACCAATGGCGCGGTTTGATTTGCTCTCTTCTGGATTCACCCAGGCAACTCGTCGCTGCATGTCGATTTGTTGCCATTCCAGATTTATGATGTTCGACTTTCTCAGACCAGTTGCCAGCGCAAACTTGACGACAGATTTCAGTGGTTCGGGGCACTCATCAATAAGGCGTTTTGCTTCCTCCTTTTCCAGCCATCTGACTCGCTTGTTTCTGACCGCTGGTATCTTGATGACAGGCGCTTTTTCCAGCCACTTCCAGTCGCGTTCTGCAGCACGGAGAATGGCCTTTATCATGGCAAGATGCTTTGCCTTTGTCTGAGTTGATACTGGCTTTGGTTCATAAACAGGCGGTTCTTTACCTTTCCTGATGGCGGCCTGAACTTTCTGTTTCCATATTTCTTTCGTCTTTCTGTTATGCATTCTGCTTACAGCAGAGTAAATCTTTGCCTCCGAGATATCTTTAAGCCTTATACCCTCAAAATGTTCAAGCCAGAACTCAATCCGGCTTTTATCTGAATCGAGAGATTTTTTATCAGCTTTTTCCTCAAGCCATCTTAGGCAGGCCTCTTCAAAAGTGACATCAGGTAAATCCCCTAGCTTTTCTACTCGCCAGAGTTCTGCTTTTCGCTTGTCGTGCAACTCCTGAGCTTGCCGCTTGTCCTTTGTGCCAAGAGATTCCTTAATTCGTTTCCCGCCCGGGAGCGAATACGAGGCATACCATATTTCATTTCTGCGGAAGAGTGACATTTTCTTTCCTCTGTTATGCCATCACCCGCGCTCACCTGGACAGTATGCAGCGGAGACTGAAGCGCCGCAATGCAGGCTTGCCGTGTTGTGAGGTAAGGAGATTTTGGCTTGGTTGGATCTTTACGTGTTGCCTGTAGGCGGCCTGTTCGTATCCAGTTGGTGGCGGTTGGTCTGGATATCTTAAGAAACTGACAGGCCTCATCGAGTGTGAGGCTGTATGATTCCATGGTTACCTCTGCTTTTTGAACGCATGTCACGTAACTTCTTAATGTGTTCTGCCGTTTCGATCTCTTCTGCTATCCGATCTGCATCAGCTTTATTCACAGGTTCAAAGTCATGATTAAAGCGGAACATGCTGGCGATACATGTTCTGCCTTTTCGGATGTAGTGAACTTTGTTGTGGGTAGAACGCAGGATTTTGCAGGGAGTGCCGTGGTGGTCGACGTACCAGGTGTTAGGAAAAATGATTCTGAACATTTTTACACCTCAGTTGGACGATGTTGAAATTTGCTGCTTTGAGGCCATCACAGTCCCCATTGTTTGTTCTTAAGTTCGATCTCCTCCTGGCAACTTGCACAAGTCCGACAACCCTGAACAGCCAGGCGTCTTCGCTCATCTATCGGATCGCCACACTCACAACAATGAGTTGCGGATACAGTCTGGTAGTTCTGACGACGCATTTTTATTGCTGTATTGCGCTGTAATTCTTCGATTTCTGATGCTGAATCAATGATGTCTGCCATCTTCCATTAATCCCTGAATTGTTGGTTAATACGCTTGAGGATGAATGCGAACAATAAAAAAGGAGCCTGTAGCTCCCTGATGATTTTGCTTTTCATGTTCACCGTTCCTTAAAGACGCCGTTTAACATGCCGATCGCCAGGCTTAAATGAGTCGGTGTGAATCCCATCAGCGTTACCGTTTCGCGGTGCTTCTTTAGTACGCTACGGCAAATGTCATCGACGTTTTTATCCGGAAAATGCTGTCTGGCTTTTTTGATTTCAGAATTAGCCTGACGGGCAATGCTGCGAAGGGCGTTTTCTTGCTGAGGTGTCATTGAACAAGCCCCATGTCGGCAAGCATAAGCACACAGAATATGAAGCCCGCTGCCAGAAAAATGCATTCAGTGGTTGTCATACCTGGTCTCTCTCATCTGCTTCTGCTTTCGCCACCATCATTTCCAGCTTTTGTGAAAGGGATGTGGCTAACGTATGAAATTCTTCGTCTGTTTCTACTGGTATTGGCACAAACCTGACTCCAATTTGAGCAAGGCTATGTGCCATCTCAATACTCGTTCTTAACTCAACAGGAGATGCTTTGTGCATACCGCCTCCCGTTTATTATTTATCTTCTCAGCCAGCCGCTGTGCTTTCAGTGGATTTCTGATAACAGAAAGGCCGGGAAATACCCAGCCTCGCTTTGTAACGGAGTAGACGAAAGTGATCGTGCCTACCCGGATATTATCGTGAGGATGCTTCATTACCATTGCTCCCCATATACAAAACCAATTTCAGCCAGTGCCTCGTCCATTTTTTCGATGAACTCCGGCACCATCTCGTCAAAACTCGCCATGTACTTTTCATTCCGCTCAATCACGACATAATGCAGGCCTTCACGCTTCATGCGCGGGTCATAGTTGGCAAAGTACCAGGCATCTTTTCGCGTCACCCACATGCTGTACTGCACCTGGGCCATGTAAGCCGATTTTATTGCCTCGAAACCACCGAGCCGGAATTTCATGAAATCCCGGGAGGTAAACGGGCATTTCAGTTCAAGGCCGTTGCCGTCACTGCATAAACCATCGGGAGAGCAGGCGGTGCGCATACTTTCGTCGCGATAGATGATCGGGGATTCAGTAATATTCACGCCGGAAGTGAATTCAAACAGGGTTCTGGCGTCGTTCTCGTACTGTTTTCCCCAGGCCAGCGCCTTAGCATTAACTTCCGGAGCCACACCGGTGCAAACCTCAGCCAGCAGGGTGTGGAAGTAGGACATTTTCATGTCAGGCCACTTCTTTCCTGAGCGGGGCTTTGCTATCACGTTGTGAACTTCTGAAGCGGTGATGACGCCGAGCCGTAATTTGTGCCATGCATCATCCCCCTGTTCGACAGCTCTCACGTCGATCCCGGTACGCTGCAGGATAATGTCCGGTATCATGCTGCCACCTTCTGCTCAGTGGCTTTCTGTTTCAGGAATCCAAGAGCTTTCACTGCTTCGGCCTGTGTCAGTTCTGACGATGCGCGAATGTCGCGGCGAAATATCTGGGAACAGAGCGGCAATAAGTCGTCATCCCATGTTTTATCCAGGGCGATCAGCAGAGTGTTAATCTCCTGCATGGTTTCATCGTTAACCGGAGTGATGTCGCGTTCTGGCTGACGTTCTGCAGTGTATGCAGTATTTTCGACAATGCGCTCGGCTTCATCCTTGTCATAGATACCAGCAAATCCGAAGGCCAGACGGGCACACTGAATCATGGCTTTATGCCGTAACATCCGTTTGGGATGCGACTGCCACGGCCCCGTGATTTCTCTGCCTTCGCGGGTTTTGAATGGTTCGCGGCGGCATTCATCCATCCATTCGGTAACGCAGATCGGATGATTACGGTCCTTGCGGTAAATCCGGCATGTACAGGATTCATTGTCCTGCTCAAAGTCCATGCCATCAAACTGCTGGTTTTCGTTGATGATGCGGGACCAGCCATCAACGCCCACCACCGGAACGATGCCGTTCTGCTTATCAGGGAAGGCGTAAATTTCTTTCGTCCACGGATTAAGGCCGTACTGGTTGGCGACGATCAGCAATGCGATGAACTGCGCATCGCTGGCATCACCTTTAAATGCCGTCTGGCGAAGAGTGGTGATCAGTTCCTGTGGGTCGACAGAATCCATGCCGACACGTTCAGCCAGCTTCCCAGCCAGCGTTGCGAGTGCTGTACTCATCCGTTTTATACCTCTGAATCAATATCAACCTGGTGGTGAGCAATGGTTTCAACCATGTACCGGATGTGTTCTGCCATGCGTTCCTGAAACTCAACATCGTCATCAAACGCACGGGTAATGGCTTTTTTGCTGGCCCCGTGGCGTTGCAAATGATCGATGCATAGCGATTCAAACAGGTGCTGGGGCAGGCCTTTTTCCATGTCGTCTGCCAGTTCTGCCTCTTTCTCTTCACGGGCGATCTGCTGGTAGTGACGCGCCCAGCTCTGAGCCTCAAGACGATCCTGAATGTAATAAGCGTTCATGGCTGAACTCCTGAAAATGGCTGTGAAAAAATCGCCCGCGGAATGCCAGGCTGATTCGGAAAACAGGAAAGGGGATTAGTGATTCAGAGCGTTGCCGCGTCCGTCGAGAAAAACTTCCACGAGCAAGTCACGGGTATAAGTGCGCTCAATGCCGCGATGCAGATAAAGTCGTCCGCGTAAATTAGCTGATGCAGTCCAGGTACCATCTTTGCGTTTGACCAGCATTCCTGGCATGACCGCACCGCGATTAACGGTCTGCGTTCCGTAATGTTGATGAACCATAAAAACTCCTGCCCGTAAGCTGGGCTGCTGAACATATAAAGACTTCTGCGCGTATTCAGGCGGTGGATGGCCGCCGGTTGTCATAACTAAGCCGCCTCGTTGAAGCGACTAAGGTATGAAATGTTGAGTTGATTTCAGCTGGTCACACCGACGTTCACGCGTCCGTTTCATCCCTCGCACTCCCCGAAGCCTGCTGAAATTCAAGCTGCGGATCTAAGCGGTCATCGCAACGGTGAATCAGGTGATTGCCGTATCGTTGTGTTGTTGCGATGAACTCATTTAAAACTATAGTTGTTTTATCGTCAACAACAAAAGTTGTTTTGTTGGTTGTTTTAGATATAACTGGTTGTATTTAAGATGGATTTATTTTGTGACTTGCATCGCATAGCGATAACTGAAGCGAGGTCGTGGTGGTTTTTTGAACGGTGTATGATGAGGGGAGGGCAAAAGAAAACCCGGCACGGTGGCCGGGTTTAGATGATTGGTTAAGAGCGAGGGTAATGGGGAATGAAAAATCGCTTTACCTAATGCAAGGGTGCGAGCATTTTCTTAAGCACTAAAGAAAAAGTACATTGATAGCTTATAAAGTCCTGTTCCTGCAGCGATGATTGCTGGAACACCAAGCAATACCGCAAGCTTTGCGTCTGAAATCTTTCTATCGACAGCATCACTTGATGGCTTGTTTGTTAAGGATTCTTTTATAGAGTCCAGACGTGCAAGAATAGTTATCATATTTTTGTCGATAGCTTTAACGTCTGTTTTAAGTTCATCAACGTCTCGTTTGATATGAGCAACATCGGACTCCAGTTTTGCAACTTTTTCAGGCATGTTATCACTCCCAGACCCACTGCTACCACTTGATTGTAGCATGTCCCATCTTTTTCCAGATATACCTGCTAGCTGGGAAGACGCACTGGAGTGCAAACAAAATGATTCTGCCGCCTTTGCAATTTTATCATTTAGGTTTGGAGCTTCGTAATAATCGTGTTTCATAATTAATTACGATTAGTTTGTTTTAGCTTTGTCATGCTGGTCGCGAATGAAGTCAGCCAATTTAAGCATCAATTCTTCGGGCATTCTAATGGTTGCAATGTTGTACTTTATGTTCTCAACATCGTCACTTTCATCAACAGGCCATTCAGTTACATTATGAAAAAAAGAAATTGAACCTAGGCGCTGAGAGCCGTCACCAAACGAAGAGTAGCCAAACGCGTCGGCGTATGCATCGACACAGTTATTTGATTTTTTAACAAGTGTTTTATTACTCATTTTTGCCTTTCCCGTAATGTTATTTTTTATAAGGTATTTTCTTCAGCGTATTACCCAAAAGCCTCATCAACACGCGGCTGATTATCCGTGTTTTCTGTACGTCTGCGGCATGCTCCCAATAACCTTACCGAATATGAATACCCGGTTCATCTCGTCTTTCTCGATAGGGTCCCACGGTGAGTAGCTCTTGTTATCAGAGATAACCAGCAGTTTATCCTTCATCATTTGCAGGCGCTTTACATGGGCGGTGTCGTCGTACAGAAATGCATAGATACCATCACCGTCGAAAGATTTAACCGTGATATCAACGAACAGCAGATCACCTGGTTCGATCGTTCCTGACATGCTGTCACCACGCACGTTAATGATGCGGATATTTTCTGCCTTCCTACCATCGAACATGTGACGAGCATCGTCAAACGAGTACTCAACCGAGCGTAGAACTTCTACAAACTCACGGTTGATGACTCCCGGCCCAGCACTGACTTCTATATCAAGAACGTCAATCTTGAAGTATTTGGAATGGCTGACAGTTGATTGTATTGGTTGCACTGTACTGTCTGACATATTTCCAACGCCAGAAGATAACCATTCTGCGCGCACACCCAAAGCGTTCGCGATCTCCACGATTTTAGTTGTTTGATTAGCTTTCCCTGTTTCGATTTTCTGAATAGCAGCCTGGCTAACCCCGACCAAATCCCCAAGCGCCTTTTGTGTAAGGCCTCGCGCTAATCTGGCTTCTTTAAGTCTTTCTGAGAGTGTTGTTTTCATAGTCCAAATGTACAACCAAGGTTTTATTCCATCAAACGAAAATGGTTGTTGACTAAAAACAACCATAGTTTTAATCTTGATTCAAATTAACCACGGAGGTTGTTATGAACCCAGCTATCAAAACAGCGATCAATATCGTTGGTTCACAAAAGAAACTGGGCGCTGCCTGCGAAGTTTCACAGCAGGCCGTCTATAAGTGGCTTCACAACAAAGCAAAGGTATCCCCTGAACATGTCGGCAGCATTGTTACGGCTACTGGTGGAGTAGTGAAGGCATACCAGATTCGCCCGGATCTTCCGAAGTTGTTTCCACACACCGAAAAGAACGCAGCTTAAATTTCCATTTCACGCTCTTTAACAATAAGCAATCAACTTAACAGTCAATTCAAACTAAAGGAGTCAATTATGCAACCACTTCCATACCAACAGACTAGCGGATTTAGCCCGACTGCGGTGATAAATCGTTCTCAAACAAAACAGGTGCCAGGCCACGAAAAAATCCGTGATGCCGTCCGCGCCTGGTCGGCTGTAGATAATCAGGATGTCGTTGCCACACTCATTGTGAATGAGTATCGGGAGCAGGGCGGCGGCACCATCGATTTCCCTGATGATGTCAGCCGTACACGCCAGAAGCTGTTCCGCTTCCTCGATAACAAATTCGATTCTGAAAAATACCGAAATAACGTGCGTGAACTGACCCCGGCAATTCTGGCGGTACTACCGCTGGAATATCGCGGTTACCTGGTTGAGCAGGATAGCTTCATGGCTAGGTTGGCTGAAATGGAAAAGGAACTCAGTGAGGCAAAACAGGCTGTCATTCTCAACGCACCACGCCACCAGAAACTGAAGGAAATTAGTGAAGGTATTGTGTCGATGTTTCGTGTGGACCCAGAGCTGGCTGGTCCATTGATGGCGATGGTTACTACCATGCTGGGGGCGATATGACAGGTTCAGAAATGGCGAAAGCCGGTCTGCTGGAACAGAACCGACTTTCAGGTGCAAATCGTAACACACTCATTGCGGGAGGAATTATGGCAAACACTGCTGAGATATTCAATTTTCCAGTGCCGGATGCGGCACAAAAGGAGCCGCGCGTGGCAGATCTCGATGATGGTTATACGCGCATTGCAAATGAGTTGCTGGAAGCTGTAATGCTGGCCGGATTAACACAGCACCAGCTTCTGGTCTTCCTGGCTGTCATGCGCAAAACATATGGCTTTAATAAAAAACTGGACTGGGTGAGCAACGAGCAACTTTCCGAGTTGACCGGGATATTGCCGCACAAGTGTTCTGCTGCAAAAAGTGTTCTGGTAAAGCGTGGGATTTTTATTCAGAGCGGGCGGAATATCGGCATTAATAATGTGGTCAGTGAATGGTCAACATTACCCGAATCAGGTAAGAAAAATAAAGTTTACCTGAAAGAGGTAAATTTACCTGAATCAGGTAAGAAAAGTTTACCCAAATCAGGTAAAGGCACTTACCCGAATCAGGTAAACACAAAAGACAAACTAACAAAAGACAATATAAAACCTTATTCGTCCGAGAATTCTGGCGAATCCTCTGACCTGCCAGAAAACGACCTTCCTGTGGTGAAAGCGGATGCTGCGATTCAGAGCGGCAGCAAGTGGGGGACAGCAGAAGACCTGACCGCCGCAGAGTGGATGTTTGACATGGTGAAGACCATCGCGCCATCAGCCAGAAAACCGAATTTTGCAGGGTGGGCTAACGATATCCGTCTGATGCGTGAACGTGATGGACGTAACCACCGCGACATGTGTGTACTGTTCCGCTGGGCCTGCCAGGACAACTTCTGGTCCGGTAACGTGCTGAGTCCGGCCAAACTCCGCGACAAGTGGACCCAGCTCGAAATCAACCGGAACAAGCAACAGGCTGGCGTGACAGTCGGCAAACCAAAACTCGACCTGACAAACACAGACTGGATTTACGGGGTGGATCTATGAAAAACATCGCCGCACAGATGATTAACTTTGACCGTGAGCAGATGCGTCGGATCGCCAACAACATGCCGGAACAGTACGACGAAAAGCCGCAGGTACAGCAGGTAGCGCAGATAATCAACGGTGTATTCAGCCAGTTACTGGCAACTTTCCCGGCGAGCCTGGCTAATCGTGACCAGAACGAACTGAACGAAATCCGCCGCCAGTGGGTTCTGGCTTTCCGGGAAAACGGGATCACCACGATGGAACAGGTGAGCGCCGGAATGCGTGTTGCCCGTCGGCAGAATAGACCATTTCTGCCATCACCCGGGCAGTTTGTTGCATGGTGCCGGGAAGAAGCATCCGTTAACGCCGGGCTGCCAAACGTCAGCGAGCTGGTTGATATGGTTTACGAGTATTGCCGGAAGCGTGGCCTGTATCCGGATGCAGAGTCTTATCCGTGGAAATCGAACGCGCATTACTGGTTGGTTACCAACCTGTACCAGAACATGCGGGCCAATGCGCTGACTGACGCGGAATTACGGCGCAAGGCTGCCGATGAACTGACCTGTATGACAGCGCGAATTAACCGTGGTGAGACGATACCTGAACCAGTAAAACAACTTCCTGTTATGGGCGGTAGACCTCTAAATCGTGCACAGGCTCTGGCGAAGATCGCAGAAATCAAAGCTAAGTTTGGGCTGAAAGGAGCAAGTGTATGACGGGCAAAGAAAGATTCTTCGTTACTTGAAGAAATACAGTGTTTATTGTTCTTTTGAGATGTTGCGAAAACAGGAATTACCACGGTAAACATTTTGTAGCTGACCCATGCATTGATGAAATATTGTGGGTATTTAATAGAGCATAATTATCAAGTTGCGTAAGATGTGGAGTAATGGTATGGGCGGTGTTAGCACCGCCTTTAATTAAAGCTCAGAAAGCTGTGATAATATTTTTTCTGGAGTGGTTTCGTTGGAAATGCTAAATAATACAGCACCTTTGACTGATTCATCTCTCATTTCAATTTCACATGAATTATGGTTGTATGAGATTGCATAATTTTTTAATGTTCTTTCGCTTTGCCACCACACCATATTTGCAAGACTTCCGTTATACGTTCTTATCTCGATTGATCCGGGCAGGGCTTTCCAGATAACACCTCCTAGCAATGTAAGAGCGGCTGCACCAACATTTTTTGCATGATGGTTAGAACGTTCCATTACCCCTTCAGCATAACGATGAAGAATCTCTATGTCAGTCGCTTTGATAGTCATGTTATTTCCATGTAATTGCTGTGTGAAACGTAGTGTTAGTTAGGTGTTAGCAGAATATAGCATCAAAGTCGAAACCGGTAGAAAAAATATTGGTGATTATTTCGCTGCATTTGGAACTGGAACAACAATGATTATTAGCATGATTGCTTTTTCCAGTCATAAGAATGAGTCGTGTTAATTTTTTCTATTCAATAGGAAATTATCATGTCATCAGAATATGAACAACTACGGTGACTTCTGCGCTAAACGGGGACGTTTATGCGCACATACAATCCAAACTCTCTTCTCCCTCCACAGATGCAGAAATACACCTGCGATTTTTTGCATTCGGTGTTTTTGGCAGCCAAGAACAGGGAGTCTCTGTTTGTCTGGCGGCTAAAGGTGATATGGAAATCGTGATGTCTTAGCCTAAAGTAGTTGCAACAGTTGGAGCGATTATGGTGGTAGTAGTGATCATCGCGCCCCCCATATGCAAGGGTTGACGACATTATTTATCCGGCGCTATATTCTGTGCGTTGCCGCAAAATCGGCACACGGGATTGGCGTCCCGGACATCAAAACGACGCATAACCGCGTTCGCGGTTTTTTTATGCGCAGTGCACGTCTACACAAAAATTATGGTGGGCTGTGTGAGGGCTTCTTCGGAAGCGCCGGATTTCGTTTTGACCGGTTACGCCAACCTTGCACAGTCCACCACCAGTCGATTGGCGTCGTCGGTGGTGATAGCTCAAATTCAAAACGAGATTATCGCTATGGTCACTCAGCTCGCATTCCGCGATGTAAAATTCACTCCTATAAATCACAACAACCAGATCTGGTTTACCAGCAAAGAATTGGCGGCAGCATTAAAATATGCCAGCACCAAAGCAGTAACCGACATCTACAACAAAAATATTGATGAGTTTACTGACGGAATGTCTCAGGTCGTCGAATCAACGACCTCAGGAAATTATCGTAAGAAGACTCGCATTTTCTCCCTCCGTGGCGCCCATCTGATCGCCATGTTCGCCCGCACTCCTGTGGCCAAAGAATTCCGCCGCTGGGTGCTGGATATTCTCGATCGAGAAATTCAACAATCCCCAATCACAAAACAATTCACTGATAACGAACTTTGCACACTTGCTTGGTTATGGCGGGCAAGTGACACAATGTTAACCGCTTGCCAAAACGTCACTCCGCTTCTTCAGGTAGCAGAACACCGCGAAGCCGGTCGCTTCACTTCAATCGAACAAGAATATCCCCGGATACTCAATAAGGCACAGGCAATCCTTGCCAGAGAAACGGCACATGTAAAATTCCGGCCGTGGCAGGATGATAAGTGGAGTCGAGTATTGACGCATTTACGTTCTGAACGGCTGTAATAAAGTTGCGGGAGAGAAATGCCGCTAGTATTTTGTAATTAATTGAATGCTGACGGTTTAATGAGAAGTCAAGAACACTACTTGTACTATAATCGTTCGATGTTAGTGAGGGTTTGATGCAAAAAATGAAGTGATTGACCCTAAATTTGCGCGATCAGCGACAGATTGTACACCGAGATCCTGTGGGCTGGAATTTGCAGAGAAATACCGAAAATGATATCCAATATTGTTTTCAGTTCCTACATCATACCTGATAAGGGTATAATCATAAAAATTAGGATAATTCAAGTTATAATTGTATGAATAAAAACGACCTTGAAGCATTATCTGACACTAGGCTTAATGAGGCCAAATGCTTGCTTGATCATGGCTTTTTTCATGGTGCATATTATCTTTGTGGGTATGCAGTTGAATGTGCATTGAAGGCCTGTATTGCCAAGTCATTTTTACAACATGAGTTTCCAAACAAAAAAGTCGTAAATGATTCATATACTCATGATTTGTCGCAACTTCTCAAAATTGCCAACTTACATCAAATTTTGATTGCTGACGCAAAAAATGATGTTTCGTTGGAGATTAACTGGTCGGTCGTTAAAGACTGGAGCGAGCAATTTAGATACGACAATAACATAAGTAAAGCTATGGCCGAACAATTGTTTGATGCTGTAGGTGACCAAAATTCTGGAGTTTTGAAATGGGTAAAAGCACACTGGTAATCGGCAGAGAGTTGACAAAAGATATGGAATTCTCAGGTCAATTTTTGTTAAAAAAACTCAAGTTACAGAATTTAACTATTGATGCTGCAATGTGGTTTTATTACCCAGATCTATCTTGGAGATATATTTTAGTTATCAGTGACTTCTCAGAACGTGGGCCGGCAGAAATATATAGAAAAATCAGTGAGATAAATAGAAATAGCATATCAAAAAAGTATAAGCCGATACCATTAGAAGCAATTGAGGCTAAGGGGGATTCAGCTTTTGTTTATAAAATGTTAAAAGGATTTGCTAGAGTCAACGATGGTAAAGTTCGCGTTTCTAATTCTATGGTAAATGGTTTAGAAATCGTTGACTGTCTGATCTATGAGTTAAAATAAGAAATCTCTTGCTGGGTATCATTATTGTTTAAATGACTTTTGATTTTCAATAATCAACTTGTCATAATTAAGTCACCGGAGTTTGAACTCCTCCGGTGACTTCTGCGCTAAACGGGGACGTTTATGCGCACATACAATCTAAACTATCTTCTCCCGTCACAGATGCAGAAATGCACCTGCGATTTTCTTTATCCAGCGTTTGACCTCTGCGGAGGTGAAGCGTGAACCTCCCACAAGACGGCATCAAACTGCATCGCGGTAACTTCACCGCTATCGGTCAGCAGCTCCAGCCTTATTTGGAAGACGGCAAGTGCTTTCGCATGGTGCTTAAACCGTGGCGCGAGAGACGCAGTCTTTCCCAGAATGCACTTAGCCACATGTGGTACAGCGAAATCAGTGAATACCTTATCCGCAGGGGGAAATCGTTCGCTACCGCAGCATGGGTAAAAGATGCTCTCAAACACACATACCTCGGTTATGAAACCAAGGACCTGGTTGATGTCGTAACCGGCGAAATCACTACTATCCAGTCGTTACGCCATACCTCCGATCTTGATACCGGAGAGATGTATGTCTTCCTGTGTAAGGTTGAAGCCTGGGCGATGAATATTGGCTGCCACCTGACTATTCCGCAGAGCTGCGAGTTCCAGCTGCTGCGCGACAAGCAGGAGGCGTAATGGCTACACCGCTTATTCGTGTCATGAACGGACACATCTACAGAGTACCAAATCGTCGTAAGCGTAAGCCTGAGCTAAAACCATCCGAAATACCAACACTGCTCGGATATACCGCCAGCCTGGTTGATAAAAAATGGTTGCGACTGGCAGCAAGGAGGAATCATGGCTGATTTGAGAAAAGCAGCGCGTGGTCGCGAATGCCAGGTAAGAATCCCTGGCGTATGCAATGGCAACCCTGAAACGTCTGTACTGGCACATATCCGGCTGGCTGGACTGTGTGGCACCGGTATTAAACCGCCAGACCTTATTGCCACCATTGCCTGTTCTGCCTGTCACGACGAAATCGACCGCCGCACGCATTTTGTCGATGCTGAGTACGCAAAAGAATGCGCGCTGGAAGGTATGGCGAGAACGCAGGTTATCTGGCTGAAAGAGGGGGTAATCAAGGCGTGAATACCTACAGCATCACATTACCCTGGCCTCCGAGCAATAATCGCTATTACCGCCATAATCGCGGGCGCACGCACGTCAGCGCAGAGGGGCAGGCATACCGCGATAACGTCGCCCGAATCATTAAAAACGCAATGCTGGATATCGGCTTGGCTATGCCTGTGAAAATCCGCATTGAGTGCCACATGCCGGATCGCCGTCGCCGTGACCTGGATAATCTGCAAAAAGCCGCTTTTGACGCACTCACTAAAGCAGGTTTCTGGCTGGATGATGCTCAGGTCGTTGATTACCGC